ATTGAAATTCATCAGGAGTAGGGTCTACATTATCTTTTATATATCTAATAGCTGGTATTTTTATATTAACTACTCTATCAGAAGGACTTGTTACTTGAAATGCTTGAAATAAATCCAAAGTAAATCCAGATGGAGACTCTGTCATTTCACTTTGAAAACCACTACTAATAAATGATTGTATATCATTCTTAAAACTTGAATTAATAAAGAAATCACTAAAACTTAAAAAATCATCTTTAAATAAATAAGTATAGTATTCTACAAACAAATTATCTTCATGACCAACAAAAGTTGACTTTACATAGAATCTTATTGTAAAAGAAGTTCCTTTTTTAAATGTAACATAACTAGGAAATGTAAATTCAATAATTGTTTTGTTCTTAGAAACAGTTGCAGGTTCTATTGAGTAGTCACTACTTTTAAAAGTACCAATTATATCCTTAGTAAGAAATTCTTCAGATATATATCCGACAGAAAAATCAAGAAGTACATCACTTCCAGATACATCTTTTAAGTTTCTACCTTCTACATAATTACCATACATTAATCTATTTCCAGCAACACACTGCGTTAAAGCTGTTAAAGGAACATTATCAAAACTTCTATAATATTGGCTTTCAGGAAGAACTCCGTAAACCTTGTTGTTCGAAAAAAACACTTCTTTAATCTCATTGTTACCCCAAACCTCTTCATCTTTTTTAAACTTATCAACTATATATATAGTGTTTTCTCCACTATTTTTAAACAAAACATCAATTCCTATTACATCTCTACTTCCTGTGTTGAAAGATACATTAACAGCATTATACTCATTAAGCATAGCCATATTCTCCATAGTCTCATAGTTCAACGAGAAAGTACCAGGAGTAAAGAAGTATTCTGACCATTGAGATATTGCAGAATAATATCCATCTGAATATTTGTATCTATAGCAAAATGATATTAATCTATCCTCTAACTCATTAGACTCTAAATTATCAACATCCATTAATCCTTCTAATGTAGGAGATTCTTCAGGAGAAGGTTTCATAACGCTTATCTCTAACGAAGTGAATACATAAGCAGGGTCTGCTGTAAACAATGCTTTAAATCTATCTATGTTGGCAATTCTTGGAGGGTTGAAACCATCTGTCCAAGCCATTAGTGTATCTTGGTTTTCTGAATTAACTACAAAGTGAGCGTGAGTTATTCTATATGCTAAATTAAAATTCAAAGCTCCTCCAGTTACACTTTTTAAAACCACAATTGTAGTTTCAGTCTCTACATTATATTCAATAAGATAATCATGATTAGTTCCCTTTATAAAGTAGAATAATCTATTGTTGGCATCATCAGACATAGATCCAATTACCATAGCTCCAGGAATGTTTAATGAAGTAGTCTTAAAGTTTCCTAAGACCACCTTACCAACACCAGCAGCTCCACCATCTTCAGAAGTAACCATAAAGTTCTCCGCATCTGTTAACTGTCCATTAGGAGTTAACCTTTCGTCAAAGTCTTTATTTACTTTAGCTTGAAGAAAATTATTTTGTATTTTCATCTATATATTTATTTTAGCCATTGTTTTCTATTATTCAATATGCCATGAAGATTAACTTTTCTCAACTCTAACAATCTAATCTTTGCATTTTGAAGTGCTGAATGGTAGTCTCTCTTAGCTCTATTGATAACATATTCTTGAACACCATATTTGTTATTAAGAATCATATACTTAACATACTCGTAAAGAGCTTGTTCTGCAAACTTATGAACACTAATAAACTCAGGGTCTCCCTCTAGTCCATCAGAGATGTATTCTATAACAACTATTTTAGAGAAAATATTTGAAGAGAAATTCATTCTTCCAGTTCTCTTATCTATTACAAATGTTCCATTACCATTTTGAGATGTGTCAAAATTAAAGTTTGGAGATGCTGATACTGTATAGTTACCTTTGGCTTCATCGCTTGGTACTTTTATATATGTAGAACCTGAGAAGTTATTCTCAACAACACTAGGTGTAGCCTCTAATGGATAACCATCTTGGTCAAATAAGATATTGTATTGGTGGTCTTGTAAGTATGATCTAGCAATAGTTGTTTTATTGTTAATTGCTAATGGTTGAAGAGTTCCATCGTCTCCAACTACAGATACTCTAACATAAGAAATATAATCAATAGGAAGTGGAACACTAAGTGTATCTCCAATCTCTAGCTCTACATTTCTAATATCTTTCAAAGCATCATAAGACAATTCTGATATACCTCTCTTCATGTGGTATAAGACATTATATCTCTTCACATTAGACAATAGTTTATCATCTCCAACCATATTGGTAATGAAGTTGTTTACTAACTCCGTCAATGTAACATATTGGTATTCTCCCCATTTAGCCTCATCTTCATAATAATTGATAGGAGGAGTAGTTATATCGTGACTCATAGTTTATATTTTTATAATCCGTTTCTTTGGTCCTTGTATGTCTCTTCTGCTTTTACAGCTTGTGTAACCTCAGCTTCTCTTATTGATATTCCACAGTATCCTAAAATCTTTGTGATTAATTCTACCTCACAAGATTGGTGTAATTCAAAGTCTTGTCTATCTACAGCAGAAGCATTGTAAACTGGATTTCCTGCTATCTCTATATAAGTCCACTTAGGTTGTTTTGGAACTCTAATGTATGTAGCTGAGAAATCAGTATCTAACAATGTACTTGGATATACTTTGTATTTACCTCCAATGTTTACATAGATAGGATATTCCGCTGATGGAGCAATAAGACTATTGTTTACAACTCTATTTATCTCTAGTTTAGAAACCTCCTCTACATCGTACTTATTCTTGTAAGTAATGTTTAGCATTCTATATAAATCTGTAGCGTCTACTGAAAGCATATTATTTAAATCATAAGACATATCTCCAACCTCAGTAAGCTCATCTATTCTCTCTCTTAGTTGCTTTGGAATATCAGAGTATTCTGAATGATACATTCTATTGTTTTGCTTTAAAATAGCTTTTGCGTACTTGTGGAAGTCATCTTCAAATATAGCCATTTGAGCCATATCAGAGAAACTGTTGAACTCATTAGGCGTAATGAATCCTCTATTTTCTTTATTAAGAACAAACAATACTGTGTTCCTAACTTTATTTATATTAATCATTTGTATTAGTTTTGTACAAAGATACTTAATTTATAAAATAAAAAAACCACCGAGATTTACAAGGTGGCTTTTCTTACAATTATGTTATTATATTAAACGAGCTTAGCTTCAAGGAAATTCATAAAATTCTTTCCTTCTTTAGATGTATGTAACCATCTTGCTAAAGTATCATTAGGTTCGCTATCATAAGGTACTCTGCATAATACATTTTCCTCATTATAGAAAACCAAATCTTTCAATTGAACTAATCCTAATTCTTGAGCTTTAATAGCTACAGCTTTGATTTTAGTTAAGTCGTCTGCTACTAAGTGTAAGAATGTAACTGGGTCTTGTTTAGCGTACATTAATACATCTCTCTTGATCTCACTTGTTTTCTTCTTAGTAGAACTTGAACCAAATAAAGCCAGTGCAATACTCTCTAGTTCTAGAGCTTCTAAATCAAAAGCCACTTTCATAGCCTCAGCTTCTACAACTAAACTACTCAATTCAGATTCAGCATCTTTCTCAGGATTGTGTTCTTCAAACAATAATCCTTTATGTGGATGTAATTCAAGAAACTGCTGTAATGTCGGGTTGGTTTTAGGAACTTCTAGTTTTCCATTGCTAAATACGATAAACCCTAAGATACTATCATCAAATTGTTCATCTTGGAATACAGAGGCATTGTTTGTAGTATATCTTAATGCTCTACTTCTATTCTTTGCTTCATCATAGTATTGAAGAGATGAATGTTGTTTATGTCTGTTCTGTAAAAAGAACTGTAATGGTACTTGTTCAGATGTTAAAAAGTACGTTCTGTCTTTGATAGAATCCTCTACCATTTTTTTTCTTATTGCCATTGTTTGATTAAATTAAATATTTACGCAAAGTTATATAAAAAAAGGGAGCATATTTCAGCTCCCTTAATTATTGGTTATTGTTTGGTTATGCTTTTAACATAACGAAGTTGTTACGACCCATTACACATAACGCTCTTTCAGAAAGCATGTGCAATTCGTTAGCATCTAAATCACTATTGTTAGCACCACCAGCTGAACCAGTAGCCCATACTTTGTAACGTCTGTCTTCTGTAGCAGATTTACGGTATTTAACGTGTAAGAAAGGTAATGTAGCATTAACTCCTAATACGTTATCGTAAACTGTTTTAGTTCCTGATGGAGCTAAAAGACCGTTAACTTGAGCAGTACCTGTGAAAAGACCACGAGCAGTAGCATCATCTAAGTATCTCCATTGGTTTTTGTAGATTTCATAACCTGCCAATTTAAATCCTCTAAATCCTAAGTTCAAAGCCATATCTTCAGAGTTATCAAAAGCTCCGTAAGAAGTACCACCTGTACCGTAAGAGTTCAATGCAGCCAACATAGTGTCCATTGCTCTATCTTGAGTAAATGTGTTGAACATCAAGTATTCAGAGATAGCACCTTGTTTGTTAAGACGAGCTAAGATTTCATCAACTTCAGTAAGACTGTCAACCAAACCATTGAAAATATTTCCTTTAGAAGCAGCTTCAAAAAGACCTTCTGTACCTGTGTAACCAGCAGTTGCAGCAGCAGAACCTGATTCGAAAGCAGTACCTTCAACCATAGCCATTTCCAAGTAGTCATCAAATCTTTGACGAGTTTGAGCTCTTGATTTCAAATACCAAAGGTATCCTGCACCATCTTCTCCTTGTACTTCAATCCATCCAATTTGAGCCATATCAGAACCATTAACTGAATCTTTCTCTTTGATGATGATTGGTTTGTTTGAAAAGATTTCTGGTTGAGACTCAAGAGACTCTTCACGACCATTAGTTCCTTTTCTGTATTCGTTAGCATAAGTAAATACGCTTAATCCTGTAGTAGCCAAAGTACCAAAACCAGCAGCTAAAGTAGATGCTACAGTAAAGGTATCAGCAGTAACAGCTGTAATCAAACCTTTTTTCTCAACACCAGCACCATCATTGATGATTACAGTATCGTTTTTACGGAATGGGTGTGCTACAAGTGTAAATACAGCAGATACACGAGTTACAGCTTGACCTACTGGTCTCAAACGACCTTCTTCGCTCCATTTAATCAAGTCAGATTGAATAGGCATTTCTTGAGACATTTTCTCTAAGAAACCTTTCAAAGATTGGTTACCATAACGAGCAAATTCTTTCTCGTGTAATTCAGGTAAGTATTGGTTGGTAAAATTAAAGTTTGTTGCGTCTAAATAGTTAGATGCTAAAATTTCTTTTGAAGCAGAAGGTGTTAGCTTTACTGCTGGAGTTCCATTAAGTGCCATTGTTTATTGTTTTTATTTATTGTTTTATTGTACGATTTTCATTGTTAGTCCTCCAGTTTTTAATGTGGATTGAGATGGTCTCATTCCCATGTCGATATTCTTAGAATTTTTAACTTCACTCTCTATTGCTTTAGCTGTTGCAGTTTCATACACATTTTTTAAAATGCTATCATAATTCATTGCCACATAAAGAGCTTTGTGGTATCCCTCAATATCTTTTAATGTTCCATTCTCGTCTAAAAACTTTTGAAAAAAATTGACGATATTGGATTGAGTATTCTTAACATCTTCTACGTTACCTGGCTTATGTACTAAAGATTCTTCCCCAACTTTGAACTCAAAACCTTTGAAATCATTAGAGAAAAATTCTTCGGTTTTACCCAAGAAATGTTTCGTTTGTTGTTCTACTCCTTCTTGTTGTGCAGATTGCTCTGCTTTTAATTGCTCTAAAGCTGTCTTTGCTTCTTTATAATCTTCAGGTATATTCTCATTATTAACCAATAATGGTACTTTGTATTTCTCCCTTAGTTCATTAAAATGCTCAGTAGCTTCAGCAATTGCTTTTTTGTATTCTCTTTGTTTCTTTCTAATATCTTTCTCGTCATCTAAATCTTCATCATAACCATAAGTATCTAGAAACTCATCTTCAATCTCCTCATCGTTTAAATCAGGATTCCTATCTCTAATTAATTTACGAACAAGATCTTCTTCTTCAAAATCAGATGGGTCTCTTTGGTATTCTATAAAGTCAGAATAACTTCTTCCAGTTTCTTTTTTGAACTCAAGAAACTTTTTTACATCCTCGTCAAGTTCTACTTCCTGACTTGGTTTTAATTTGTTAAGTAAGTCTGGGTTGTTTTTCAAAAACTCAGATACTTTCTCTTCATTTAATTCTTCAGTATTTTTAAGAACTTCTTCAGAGGCAGGAAGTGTGACTTCTTCTTTTTGTTCAATCACACTATTGCCATCTGCTACATTTTCTAATGCTCCTTCTTCGGATAAATTGTCTTTCGTTGTATCTACTACTTCTTCCTTAATTGCATTTGGGTCGTAAAACTCTTCACTTCCCTCTAGTCTGAATTTGTAATCCATATTCTTATTTAAATTAAATTGAAATTATTTTACAAAATTAGTAAAAATTAATATATTTTTCGTATAGACTATCTAGGTTCAAATCCTGAGAAATCAAAACCATCTAAGCTATCTTCTTCTGACTCAAAGTTTATCGCTGGAGACGCTTGTTTTCTTTGCTCTACCATCTTACTTTGTTGCGTAGCTTGTAGCTTTGTTCTCTTGTCTTTCCTATCTTCCTTGAATGTTTCTACGCTCTTTTTGTTCTCTACTTCAGCACCTCTAAGTTGCATGTTATAATTAAATTCAATCTCCATTAATTGTTTCTTAAGTTCAACTTCCATCTGCATTTTAGCAATCTCTCCTTTTATTCTAGCTTCTTCAACCTGAGCTTTAGATTGGCTTTCCATCTGTATAAGCTGAGCTTTTGATTCAGAAGCAGCTTGAGCAGACTGAATATTACCTTGAGTTTGAGCTTGAATTTCTTCATTCTTTCTTTTTGACATCTCTTCCATTCTTCTCTTTTTTCTGATAGAAAGAAAGTTTGATGCTAATTTTATATTTTTAATATTTAGAATTGCGTATTTATCTTCAACTCCTAAGTTACCATTTTGTATCTCAAATGAAATGTCTTGTTCTAATTTAGCACGTTCTTCATCATCTGGATATAAATCTATGTTGATAGCAAAGTCATATAAATAAAGGTCCTTAATCTCATCAAGATTAGTAACTGTTGTTCTGCCTATCTTTCTAATTAAATCATTTTTAGATTCAGCATATTCAAGTACATCAGATATTCTTATAGATACGCATCTAGCTAATTGTCTCATAACATGAAGACTTCCTTCTAAGATATGTCTTGTAGCTACATTAGAACTGTAAGCTGCCATTTTCTGAAGACCAACTAAACTGTTCTTATCAGGATTACTTCCATCAACAGCTTGGTTTATACCAGTTACAGTTGCAATCATATCTAAAGAGATTCTAATTGACTCCCACAAAGACTGTATCTTATCGCTTCCTGATGAATGTCTTATCTCTTGAATTGGAACTTTAGCATTGTTAAATTCTCCACCAACTGAAGATGAACGACCTATAACAGTACCAGTTTGAAAGTACATATTTAAAGCATCATCTACTGTATAAGCATTTCCGTTTCCTAATGAAATATCAACAAGACCATCTACATCTAAGTATTGACCATCAGGCACAACTCTTTGTTTGATTTGTTGTAGTTTCAACCAAGACATTTGAATATCATCAGCAAAAGGAATAATCTTAGCTACTAATGAATCAATATATCCTTTGTAACTTTTAGGAGCACACATAACATAATTAGGAAGAACTTTATTCAAATTAGATTTTTCCTTAACCATATTCTTACATACACTCCATTGCAATAAGATATTAGTTCCTAATACCAATACTCCTTCAAACCAAACCTCTTCTACTTTTGTAAGTTTTTCAAAGCTAACATCTCCTTGACCTTTATAAACAAAGTCATTTCCTTTAGGAATAACTTTAAGACCACCTTGATTATTCTTTTTCTTTTTCCAAACTTTCTCTCTTGATGTTTTGAAATTAAAATAAAGTAATCCTACTTTACCATCTATTCCATCATCAGTTGAATTGTTTACATCAATTTCGTAATAGTTGTTCCAAGATTTACCTACGTCTTGTATTCTATCTTTCTCATCATTTGAAAGTCCTGGAAACTCTTTATATACTTCTGAGATATTTACATTCTTGTATTCTCCAAAATAAAAACAATCTTTGTAATAAGGATCTTCTGTATAAGACCAAACTAAGTTAGCAGGGTCTACATACTCTATCTTAACTCCATCTGAGTGAGTAAATCTATGCTTAACAGCACCAAGACCAATCTCTACAATATCTTTCTCGTATCTGCTTTTAATTACATTATTAAAATCATTTTCTTCAAATACAGCTTGAATAGCTAATTCAGAAGATAACTCAATAGATGGTTTGTAATCTAGTTGCATGTGTAAGTCTAACTCTTGCTCAGACTGTGGAAGTTTATCTTTTGGTATTGTAGAAATATCTATACCCAATCCACCTTTAACAGCTTCTATAAACTCTTGACCATCCATCTCGTCTTTTACTTTTTGACGATACGATATTCTATTTTCAGTAGATACTGGGTCAACAGAAAATGCCTTAACAGAGTAATCTCTATTAGCCATTCCATTAACTATCAAATCACAAAATTTAGGTATAACAGGAACGATGCTCCAATCAAGATTTAAATAAGATAAATCTCCGTTATTAGCCATATAGTCTTTATACTTTGAAATGCTTTGCAATCCATTAGCATATAATCTTCTTCTGTGAAATTCAGTCTTGTTATCAAAAAATTTACAACTCTGTCCTTGTTTTTTAAACCATTCGTATTGAATAGCTTGACCTACCTGAAGTCCGTAATCGGAACTTTCTTGTATTTCAAATGGTTGATTTTGACTTGGAAAACCTTTGAATGTAATTGCTACACCATTTTGTTTTTTTACTCCACTCATTTTTTATGTTATCTATTGTTGTTGTATCTTTTAATATTCACTACAATTGGTTTCGATTCAGAATGACTAGAATATAACTTTCTATTAACAGCCATTATAGCTAAACCCGAACTGATAGCAGCATCAAATTTAGTTCTATTATTTATATCAAACTTCATCCAATCATCAAGAGTGTTATTAAATGGCATATTACCATAGTCTTCAGTCTCGTGATTCATTCCAACATACTTGTCAATATACGCTTCAATAGCAGATGCGTGTATTTGTTTTACGTCTTCAGATGAGTTAGGCATACCTCCAATTTCTTTCTCAGTAGGAGATAATCTATTGGCTGCTTTGTCAAATCTAGTAATTGCAAAGTTACGATAACCTCTGTTCTTAAAATGGTATAGTAAACGAGGCTTATTGTTCTCAACTAATATCGGCATACCATAGAATACACAAGCCATAAGCACATCCTCAAAGAAGATTTCTGCTGTAGATGGTCTTGCTACATACTCTAAAAAGAACGCATTACTAGGTGCGTCTTTCATTGTAAAACCAGTTAGTCCATGTAAAGCTCCTTTAGATGCTCTACTCGTTTCTTCGTTATAATGACCAGAAGCAGAAACGCCTTCTACTGTTCCAGATATATCATAAGGGTCACATCCAAATGCACCTATATCATCATTTAATGGAGACTTACTATATCCTCCAAATCCTATTTTAGATTCAAATCTATTTCTGAAATCTACTGGTGGTATCCAAGAAACTAGAAACCTACCATTATTATCAGGATGCCATTCTACAGTTGTATCTGGTATTCCATTTTTCCAAGCAAATCTTCCTCTAACAATATCATTATTTACATTTATACTATCGTTAAATAATTTCTGCTCATTTATTTTCTCAACATTAAATAAAGCCTTTAGTAATTCATCTCTAAATGCTTCGTCAGTGGTCATTGGAAATGCTCTAAGCTCCTCATTATAGGCAACGTCATTTTCTTTCCTCTTAGCTTTTCTTTTGGCTTCTAAATATGCAATAGATCCAACTGTCTTTCTAACTCCATTAACATTTGTAAATGACTCTCCCTTCTCTACTACCTCGTGACATACTCCGTAAATATCTGTAAACTCAGTCATATTCTTGTGAGCTGGAAGAAAGAACGAATATAATCCACTTGGTGTTCTATCTGTAGTTTTATCTCTTTTCTTTACATCAGATGCCAAGTATAAAGACTTAAATTCAGAACCGCCTTTACTCATTGCATTTACTGTAGAACCAACAAATGCCTTCCCAACAATCTTACCACCCTCATCAAATGTAGGGGATACTTGACCCCAATGCTTTTCAAAGTTAGCTCCACGAACCCATTTAGAAGCCTCATCAGCTAAATATCTAAACATCTTCTGACCATCATAAGAACTCTCTACAGTAGGAAGGTAATCTATAAGTGTATTTAAATATCCATCTGTATTGGTATCTTGTTTCTTCTTTGCTGCTTTACTTCTATCGCTTGGTTTTGCAAACTCTAATAACTTCTTAGAATCTAATGTTCCCTTAACAACTGGTTGAAAGAAGAATGGTAAATTTAAAAATCCGTATGAAAATTTAGAGAAAGCCTTTTCAGCATCACTATCTGATTTAGATGTGATACCAAGTCTAGAGTTTATTGTTGATGTACTATCATTAAGCATCTCACATATAATTTGATATGTAAAACCAGTTCTCCTTGACTTAACAAACATCTCCCCTAAACATCTTGTATCCACAACACAAGCTCTTGAGAAATAAAACATATCTCTTTGAGCATATCTAAAATCCATGTATCCTCCACTATCCTCCATCTTTACCCATTGTAAAGCAAAGTAGTGGCTTCCAGTTATATACACAGGTTCTCCGTTGTTATAAAACCAAACCCCTTCTCTTCTTCTTCTATATTCCTCTACTATGTAAGAAGCATAAGCATCTTCATTCTCAGGAGACAATCCGTTTGGAACATCTAATCTTTCCCAGTATTGATCTTTCTTTTTCTTATCGTGAAATAATATTTTCTTTTTATCTTTAGGAACTTCTGGAAGAGTAATCTTTAAGTTGTCTAATTCGATAACTTCTCCTCTAGTTCCAAAAGGACATATACAAACAGAATCATTTTCATCTACATACCAATTCTTATAATAGTTCTTTAGTGGAAACAATTCTCCATTAGCAAACTTCTCAGGATAACCTCTTTTAAATTCATTATCCTTTAAGTTTATAGCATCAGCATCTAATTGTAATCTCAATTCAATAAGAGAAGAATCTATCTCCACAATAGCCTGATGAATAATTGGTTTTGCACTAATAGCAGCAGCGTGTTTCGATGGGTCTAGGTCTGCATAATCAATCCTCTCTCTCAATGCACTTCTAAGCACGTTTAAGGACATATCTCCTGCTGATACTAATCTACCAACATATAACTTTAGTTTTTCCTCTGAAGGTGCGTTATTTGAGTTTTGCCACTTTAAGAGAAGTTCCTTTGTATATTTAAAAGAATCTGTTTTTGCTTTTACAATGCTCTTTAGCTTGTCAGAATCTACAGCAGATGTGTCAATAGGATATTCTAATCCCTCTATCGTTATATCTACAGCAATCTCTATGTCTTTACTTAAACCTTGCATAAGATTCTGTTATGATTCATTAAATACAATCTAGTATTATGTATGTTAAACTCGTACTCACTATCTCTCTTAAAAAATACTACATCCCCATCTTTAAATCCTTGCTCTATAAGTGTCTTTGGAGTTGCGTATAATTTACCCTCTCTCTCCACCTCTATAGTTCCCTCAAACTTTGTATCCTCATCAAATGGAGTTACAAAACAAAATGGGTCTAAAGCCTTTAATTCAGAATCATTATATATAATTCCATATATTAAACTCTCTTCTATGTAATATAAATTTTCTGTTATCTTGTACATTGAAGGTCTAGGGAATCCTTGATTGTCATATTGAGTTCTAAATGTGTTGTGCTGAACTACAATTATATCTCCTTCCTTTATTTCTCCTTTATAATCAATAGGAGTCATTATTACTACAGCCATTCTCTGAGTGTATGTATGGTCTTCTATTGATGTGTTAACTATTAATCCGCTTTCAAGTTTGTTTATATACTCTTGGTTTCTTAATGGTCTAATGATGAAATAAAGTGGACTCTTCATATTTTACTCCTTTGTATTATACTCTATATGACTAATTGAATTTACATTAAACGATTTCCATTTAACTTTATGGTCATCGTCTTGCAAATATACATCAAAGAAGTTGTCATTTCTTACTATGTCAGATACAGTCTTATCTTTTAAAACCGTACTCCCTACTTGGTAGTGAAGGGCAGACTTCAAATCTGCCCCTATACTAATCTTTCTAATTATATCCATTATACTACTGCTGTTACTGCGTAAGTTGTAGTCTTGTAGTAATAGCATCCAGGAACAAGACCTCCTGCTAGTGCAGCAGCATTATCAGCATACACAAGACCAGAAATATTTGAGAAATAAGTTCCGTTTATATTTGCATAAGGACCTGAAGGATACACATACATTAAACTAGCGTTTTGTTTTACATTTTTAATTGAAGAACCATTTACAGGATAGAAAATCCTAGATACAGGTGTAGTTCCAGTGTATTTAAAAGCTCCAAAAGTAGCATCTTTAATATCTATACTATCACAGTTTAAGTTCTTAAGAGATACTCCATGAGAAGCTGTATTTGTAATTGTTAGGTTGTTAAACTTTTCAGAGAAGAAACTTCCATTTGTAACCTCAAAACTTCCTGCTCCAATTCCGTTGTAGAATGATTCACATCCTCCCATTCTTTCTCCACCACTAACTGCTTCTTGACTTGACTCTTTAAAGTCTGTAACACCAACGAAGTTTGATGCTTTGTATTGGTTTCCAACCGTACCAGTATTCTCTGACTTGATAAAATGCAATCCAGTTCTAACAGAATATATGCTAGAAGCAACTGTTTGATAGTTTATATAAAAAGGATTGAAATCAACTCCGATATTGTTAAATGATACAGATGTATTTTTTACATAGATTGGAGTAGATGAACTTCCTTGAACTTTGCAATTAGTCATATTTAAAGCACCTTCTCCATTCCAGTTTACATTTTCAGTATATATATTATAATTATCTGTAGACAATCCATTTTGTGTTTTTACTAAAATACCAAAGTAAGATACAGAAGATGTTCCGTAAGAACCTAATTCGTTTAAATATGCACTATCAATTATAGTACAATTTGTAAACGACATTCCAGATGTATTTTGAGGTCCAGTAGTTGTAGGAGAAGTGTAATTTAAGTGTCTTACAATTTTATGAGTATTCTCAGAAGTAACGGTCAAATCTTCAAATGTCATTTGAATCTCATTATCTAATTTAAGACTTGTTGCTTTTGCGTCTAATGAAATTAAGTATTCAGTAGAAATAAAGTAATCCTGAACTCCTTTATAAGTCAATGTAAAACCACCACCATTAATCTTTAGTTTATTAATAGATACATATGTCATTCCATAAGTAGCATCAACAGCTAATGAATTAACATTAATATTACTCAATAATCTAATAGTTCCAACTCCAGCATATTGAGGAGCTAATATAGTTCCACTTCCTTTAAACGCATCAAATGCTTGTTTAAGATATTTGTATGGTTTTGCTTCAGAACCATTTCCATCAGTTGTTGGGTAATTCTCATTAACGTAAAAGAACTTAGCACTAGCATCTTCTGGAAGATCAATAAATATACTTCCGCTAGACTCAGATAATACCAAAGTGTTTGTTGAAATTCCTTTTACAGAATGTTTCTTTGTAGAGTTGTTAAAAGAACCGTAAACACTCTTAGCAGTTCCAGTTGCTGTACTAATTAAATTCTCTTTAATCTCAATAGAAACGTCTGTTGTATCAGAACTAACATCTAGTGAAACACTATCTTTAATTCCTTTAAATTCGTGCTTACTATTTACTGCATTATATCCTTTGTAAACATTCTCACTTCCTACACCGATATTCAAATTAATATCAGTTTTCATTTCAACTAAAATATTTCCAGTCTCAATAGAAGAAACTGTTTCTTTAGATAAGTTTAAACTAGTAGATTTTAAAGAGTAAAATTCATGTTTCTTTGTAGCTACATTGTATCCTTTTAAAATATCAAATCCATCTCCCAAACTAACATCTCCTCTTAATAAGATAAAATTAGAATCAGACAATGGAGTTTGACCAACACCTACTGTTACGTTCTGTGATTTTAATATGTATTTATCGCCATTTACACTAACTACTACTATATGATATGGCAATACTACAAACACTGGATTAAGTGCGTTTAATACAGCTGCTGGACTAGTTAATATTCCATTGTAAGTATATTCAGTATATTGCATAGTTCCTCCAACAGTAGGAGATAAACCAGCTAATAAGAAATCACGAACATCTTTCATTTTGTAACTCTTGGTCTTTGCACCAACAGTATCTCCATCACTACCTATAATGTAATCGTTGTCGCTTACAACACCATCATATACATATAAGTCAGTTCTAT